GCTTAAAAAGTTAGTCCAGACTAATAAAGTTAGACGGCACTTACAATGTTAGGCTAGGCTTAAAAAGTTAGTCCAGACTTAAAAGTTAGGCTGGACTTAATAAGTTAGACCGGACTTACAAGGGGGAAATGTTTAAGAATCCTTAATAGTTATGAATCCTTAACTATCTTGAACCCGTTGAACCCGTTGAACCCGTTGAACCCGATAGCAACAATGGAACCCGTTGAACCCATTGCACCCATTGCACCCGCTATCCCACCACAACTACCGGATACCCGATTGCCCGATTGCCCGAAAATGTTCCACATGGAACATTTATGCAATTCCAAAAGATACCAAAAGAATACAAAAGAATCTCTTACACTATATATATAAAAGGGGGAATCATGGATACCGGGGAATCATGGATACCGAAGGGTTGTATGACACAATTATAACCCGCAGATAGTTAGCGAGTTACAACGCGCCGGAAAGAAAACCGCTTGACGTCCCCCGCAATCATGTTAAATTGCAATCATCCACCGGGAACAACCCGGAACAATGAGAACACTATCTAAAAGAAAGGATTAAAATCATGATTATTGACATTATCTTAGACCGCCGCGAGGGTGCAATCAACTATGACGCCGCTACACACCTTAAAGCAATATATGACTACGCAACATTTTTCCACATGAACAACCTTGCCGCCGCCGTTGATAGCGGAAATGAAGATGACGTTAAGGCCGCACTCATGAATTATGTCATCTCGGGAGGTTGCAACCCGGATATCCACCACCACAATTTTCTTGACTTGTGCTTATTTATCAACCGGGTGCGGTGGACAGAAGAGACAGAAGAGACAGAAGAATCTGCTGATATTAAATGATTTATAATTATGTCATACAACTCAAAAAAATAATTTGACAAGGTAAGAAAATCTGTTAATTTGCAATCATCCACCGGGGAACAACCCGGAAATGAGAACACTAACTAAAAGAAAGGAAATAAAACAATGAGCAATCAAATTAACTTGAAAGACGGTGAAACTCTCACATGGGCAATCTACGAAAACGGTTCCGGCGTCCTGTCTCTCGTGCTTTTCGCCGAAACAATCACACACGCCCGCCCTGTGGCCGCCGTGTTTGACATGTTCCCCTGGGACGTTAAACCGTCTATTGCGGATTTGGACATGATTAGCATGTGGCAGGGCGTTAACTATGACGTTGCGGACATCCACCAGTTTTTGAGGGGCGAGGCTACCCGGCCAGTTGCCTATTCCACCGTCATCTACCCGTCCGGAGAAGTTGATACAATCATGGAGATTGAGCGCATGGGATACGCCGCCCGCAAGGCCTTCAACATTGCGGATGAATAACTTACGATTTTGTCATACAAAACAAAAAACTAGTTGACAACCTCGCAAGAAATGATAAAGTGAAATCATCAACGGGGGACAACCCTTAGAAACAATAGAAAGAATAATACCATGAAAGAAAATGAGATTGAAGTATGGGGAACTACGGAAGCGCAAGACGTTTCATCAAACGCCGTTAATAGCCGAGGTGAAAAGTGCCGCATTGTGCGCACCTATGACTACTACCCGGACGAGCATGAGATTCATGAACACGTCAGTATTCAGAATGCCGTTAGCATTAAACTTGTAGAGTTTAACGCATACAAGGTGCAGGACTTGATTGAAAATACAGAAAGGTTCCGTGCTCGTCTTTCCGATTGCACAACCGCCGTTCCTACGTGCGAACCGAAAGCCGAACCGTATGTGAGAAGCAACTCTATTAGAGTATTCCGGGAAAGAGCCGTGCAATATTATGGCACAAACTCTGATTCTTTTACCCTTTACACGGATAGAAACTTTATGGACATTCCTACACCTCTCATTGTTCTCTTCTCAAAATAAATAGGATACGCCTTTTGTCATACAAAACAAAAAACTAGTTGACAAGATAAGAAAATCTGCTAAAGTGAAATCATCCACCGGGGAACAACCCGGAACAATAAAAGAAACACTAACTAAAAGAAAGGAATCAAAACAATGAAGAATCAGATTATTGAATTGCCCGCCACCACATTCACGGGCCTTGCTAATCACTTCAAGGATTTGCACCCGGAAGGAATCAAAGGGGCCGTAGACGTACATTCCCCAGACTATTATGAAGGGGCGAAACGGTTTGCCTATATTGCGGGAGATAGTGACGGCGGGCGCGTCTCCGCCGTGTGGGCAATCCTTCCCACTGGCGAGATTGCCACCCTAGTCAAAAACCCGGGTGCGGTAGTCCCACTGGATGACGTTTTCGGCTCTATCCGTCAGCAGGGCGGCAAGTGGCTTTTCGCCCTGTCCACCGATAAACTCACAGACCTTTATACCTCATACGGGTATGTTCCGGTTGCATGGCTACAGTGGGACAACGCACAGGCCCCTGCCTCATGGGATTATAACCGCTACGGCCGCCCTAGTCCTGCGTTTTTCGTCCACCGCTACTATCTGACGCCCGCAGAATGTGAGACCTATGGGGCAGGGCGGCGCATGGTGCGCACCTATGATGACGGGTTAAACCTTGTCCTCAAACTGGTAAGCCGGGTTTAATTTCTGAAAAGTTACACCGCCCTAACATACTAACATACTAACAACAAAATAATAGAAAGAAATAATACAATGAGCATATATACAGAACACGCAAAAAGATTCCTCGCAAGTTGCGGAATCAGAATCACCGGGAAATATAAGGGAAGATATGTTCCCTTGTGGGATACAGAGCCTCATAGTACATGGGAAATTGTCCTGCGGCGTGAAGACCGTCAGAAGGGAGAAAGGCATGCAATCTTCATCACGTTCTACCAGTCTCACGCAGACCAGCACAAGACGCCCACCGCCTATGACGTACTTACTTGTCTGTGTAAGTCCGATTGTGGCTCATATCAGGATTTTTGTGAAGATATGGGATTGCCCGAGTATGACGAGGAAACGGGGGAACGTAATATGGATTCCTATTGCAAGTACACGGGCGCATGCCATGAGTACGCAAACCTCAAAACCTTCTTCACCCGGCCGGGTGAATGGGAAGAGCTGGAAGAGATTTATTGAACCCTGAAAAGATACGCCGATCTATAAAATAAAATAAGACCATGAAAGAAATATCAGAATTACATATCAGAAAGGAAATAAACGTAGAAGGTAACGGCAAAGTGCGCCTGACTATTGAAAGCTTTAATTCCTTGCACCGAAAAGAGTATACTCTTTCCCCCGCCATGTGGGCGGCTTCGGAAGTACTACAAGACAAGGTTTCCCGGCCGGGAAGCATGTACCTGAAAGATACGTTTTCTATCTATCGCGTAGGTGCTTATGACGTTATGATAATTTCATCCGTGAATGAATCCCCATATTTAACCCTTGAAAGATTATCGCTAGCGGAAAAGATAGCATGGCTCCCTTTCGGCATTGAAAACGTCCAACAGGTAGAAGATACCCGGCATTCTAATTCACAACATGTATCTTATCTGCGTATCATTCAATGAATATGGAACCTGTTAAAGCTGAATAATTACACCGCCCTAACATATTAACAATAAAACAACAATAGAAAGAAATAAGACCATGAATGAAGACGAAAAGAAAACGGCAATCGATATGTTAGCCGCCCATATCCGGGAAACACGCCCCTATCTATTCCAACTATCCGCAAGACATGATGAAGAGCTGGAACTAATCGCCGCACTAGCAACGGAAACGGGAAGCAAGCTTACCTTGCTTGTCAGGAACCGGGAATCTGGGGAAATGCGGGCAATCAGCATTGCGGACTATCGCCCTCATGAAATGGTAGTTAGCCGTGCCTTTATTTCAGACCCACTATGCCTTGCACTGGAGGAAGCGGGCGCAAGGATTGTGTATAACCGTTAAGTTCTCCCCCTGAAAAGTTACGCCGCCCTAAAAAAGTATTTGACAAGATAATAAAATCCGATAAACTAAAATCAGCAAGCGGGAGACAAGCTCCCGCATAACCTCAAACCTAAAAAACACTATATCATGAACACTCAAATTGAACTGAAAGACAACGAAATCCCGGCATGGGCATTCTACGAAAACGGTGAAGGCCTTCTGTCCCTTATCTTTTTCGCCAAGTCATCCTCGCATGCACGCCCCATTGCCGCCCTGCTTAACATATATCCCTGGGATGCCCTGCCCGAATTAGATGATTCTGACATTGTGCGCTTGTGGCAGGCGGTGAATGAGAATGAGTTAGGGGCTTGGTGTACCTATAACCCGGAGGAAATTAACCAGTATCTGGAACAACGGTTCTGCCAGCCAGTAGCTAAAGCTTCCCATGTTCAATTATTCCCGCTTCCCATTGAATAACTACGCCGCCCTATAAAATCAAACAACAATAAAACAATAGAAAGCAACCATATTATGAAGACCACACCACAACCCGCAACACAACCCGCAACTCTTAAAGTATCGGACTATGCCCTTATTCACGACATTCCAGAATGGGCAATCTATCCCCTTGAATATGGAGAAGGCAAGGAAGATATGAGAGATGAAGACCTTGAAAACATTGAAGAGTGGGAAAAAGATTATTTCCTAGTTTGCCCTGTGGACGACCAGCCGGAAGCACATTTCACCAGCACGCCCGCCTTTGGCTTGCCCTGTGACTGTGTAAAATATTATGTCCTGCCCCGCTACATGGGGGCAGTCCTGACATGGATAAATCCGGGTTGCCGGATGACTAACTGCTACCTTGAACTCAAGCTTACAGACGGTAGCCGGGTAAAGGTGTATCTGAAAGGAAATCAAACCCTGCGTAGTACTATCCGCAACCTGATTGGCTTGGTAGAAATGGGGCATACTTTCACCGATATGAACGGCCACAATGTATCCCCCCGTCCCCGTGATATCGTTAATTTCTGGGTTCGGACGATGCACGGCCAAACGCTGGCAACTGGAAGAATATAAACCACTTGCGGCTTGTTCCGGGGAATCAAAATTGTTCCACGTGGAACATTTAAACCCCGGAATCCCCGGAACCCGTCAAATAACTCTAACCACATAGAAAGATAAAGTAGAAAGACAAAGGAATAATTCCCGCCCCCGGAATGCGGGGGATATCGGGTGAAACGGGTTCCGGGGATTCCGGGGTTTAACAATAAACCAATCATAAATTACAGACCATGAAAGACATATCAGAATTACATATCAGAATAGAAACGGAAATGGTAACGGGTGGTAAGATGCGCCTCACTATCTGGAGCTTCAACGCCCTTCACCGGAAAGAGTACCTGCTTAATCCGTCCGATTGCGCTGACTGTCTGCTACTCCTTCCCCGGTATGCCAAGCCGGGAAGCAAGAGCCAGAAAGATGACATTGTCCTGTATCGGATTGGAACGTATGGCGTTATGCTTATCTCTTCAAAGGATGAACCCCCGCACACTCTCCTTGAAAGACTACCCCGCCCTGATAAAATAGCATGGTTCCCTTTCGGCATGGAGAATGTATGCCAAGCGGGAGATACCCGGCAGGTTAATTCTCAATACGTCTCCTATTTGCAAATTGTCCCATAGGATTTTGTCATACACATAAAAATTATTTGACAAGATAAGAAAATCTGCTAAACTGAAATCATCCAGCGGGGGACAAGCCCCGCAACAATAAACCAAACAACAATAAACCGATAGAAAGAATAAAACAATGAATACTACATCCGCAAACCTCAACAGTGCCGCCGCCATTAATGCCCTTACTGAACGGGCAAATGCCGCTATCGATGCCGCCGTAGACAAGGTACGTGACGACCTCATGAAGAATAATCAGAATGATTATGTCATCCCGGTGAAAAATATGGGGCATAACCTGAAACAGGTTGTCCGAGATAATGCCGCCTATGGTCTGGCCGCCCTTATTACTCACCGCATGCTGGCACTAGTGGCCGAACGCCTCCACCAGTTTGAAGGCAAGGTCTATAACGTCCGAGTAGAACGGATGATGAATGACTGTCTGGCCGCCGCAATCGAACAAAGCGTTGATGCGGACATTAAAATCCGAGCCTATATAGATAGAAGTCACTACTCATGGCAGAAAGTGGTATTTCATCATATCCTCCCCGGCATGTATGATATCGTAAATATTTCCTTTAACTTTGACGTCAATGAATTGACGCAGGGGCAGAAGCGGATTGTCACCGGGAGGGACATGGAGAAATTCATTGAAGGAATCTTCAATGATATGGTTCGCCTTGATACCGAGCTTCAAGAAATTGAGGATTCAAACTACCGCCTTTGCAATTCCGACTACGTGTGCGCCTATTTTGCACAAGCCGTTAAAGTGGAAGAACAAGTGGAGAGCTTGAAGCAAGGCCTTAAAAACCTGACTGGTGCACAATACTATCGCTTCGACTATAACCACACAACCGTTTCCACCCTTCCCTCCTACAGGGCATGACTTAAACCCCGCCCCGGCTACCCTATTTATTAGAACCCTCAAATAACTCTAACCAAATAACAAAACACCATGAGAACCTACATTGAAAATTAGGCAAGGAATACATTGAAGGCAGAAAAGAAAGTGGCAAGTCTCCCTTGCGGACCGGATTATACGGAGAGCGTTTGCGCTCCATGTCATGGAAGCGCACCCGACTTTTCTCCTATCAAACGCACGTTGCCACCGTCGACCGCCGAGGTAAAGTACTGTATATTACGACCAAAGAATATTCACAAACCACTACCCGGCAAATGCGGGATATGGAACGGCTCGCAAGTTGCAACGGCTTTCATATCGTACCTACCGAACGCGTTGAAGCCTATGCAAATATCCTTGAAGGATTGTATCCTACATATTAAAGTAAAAATCTGATAGAGTATTATCTTTTCCCTTAGAACCAACAAAGAACACTACAAAATTATGACTGCATTTGACATTGATATTAAGGGCAGGAAACGTGATGAACTTTCCCGCACGGAATGGCTCAAGCTCACAAATCGAATCAATAAACTTCAACCTGCAATCTTTTCTTTTAAGGCAGGTGTAATATCCCATAGGATAGACAGGCCTTCCGAATGGAATGGAGAAGGAACGGTATATGTTAAGCCGTACATGCGGCCCTACGCAATCGAACTGGAACGCACGCACAATGGCGCGTGCATTGTCCGGCTCCACAAGTTGAAGTGGAATGGCACGGTGTGGAAACTTGCGGAAACGGCGGCTCTGACTGTAGGGGATGCTATAGAACTGGCAAAGCACTTTATTGCGGTGGTTAATCAGAACTGGCAGGAAGTGGGGTTGCGTATTGCGCAGGAAGCAGGGGCGGTGGATTTCATGGTGGACGGTAGCCTCACCTATATGCGCTTCCGATTCCTCACACCCGATAAGGAATCCATGAATAAACTTAACTCCATAAAGGTTCGCAAGCTGGCGGAACGTTTCTTCCTCCCCTGCATGGTGAAGTTTACGAGCAACAAATGGCACGATGAATTGAATCTGGAAACCGTGAAGCTCGTACTCCGTTGAACCCTTAGAAACCTCACATAGCTCTATAGTATGACCTCCGAAAAAGAATCTAACGTCGTCATCCTCCGCAAGAACTGTCTCCACCACATCGGACGAGCCGATAGGCTTCATGCCTTGTGGAGCCTCGTGGAGCACCTGCATTCGGTAGTGGACATTGTTGCTCTCGTAAGTGCGCTGGTTTGTTTAGGTTATCTCCTTGCCACTGGTGAACTTCTCGTATCGTACCTTACATGGTGCGTCATCATCACGGGCTGGTTTGTCTTCCAGCTACTGGTAGAGTGGGGCATTGACATCATACGCCGACGCCTAAAGCGGCATCAGCTGGAAGCAAATCGCCTCGCCCGTTGCCTTGAAGACATGGGATTCACTCGACCTATCTTCTAATTAGAAACCTCAAAGCACGCTAGAAATTATTATGGAGAATTTTGACCTAATACTTAGCCAAGCAGAAACCACAACTGGAAGGAAGCCGTACCCCGATAAGCCGAAAGAGCAGGACCCTCTTGCAGTCAGCTTCAAAATATCTAGTCGGAAAAAGCGGATGCTACTCTGTCTTCAACAAACAATATCATCAAAGACTGGAGAAAACATCTTCCCCATACGAACCTATAGGTTGCCCTATTCTATGGTTGTCAAGGATATATACATTTATCTGTGCGGGTATGACCCGGATAACGTGACCTTCGTAATCGCTCGTGACGGCATCTTCCTTTACCTTGAATCCAGTGAAGACGGATACCCAACTATTCGCTGGAAACTGGACATCTAGAAACCTCACATCACTCTACAAAAACAAAACAGATATGAAACCCATCGCACTCGCTCAACAAATCATGCTCCTTCATTCTTGGACTAGAAATAATGAGGGAAGCACCGGGGAACTTTGGGATACTATTATCCTTCCCTCCATGACTAAATCTGAACTCTATATTCCCCGGAACTCGGAGGATAATATTCTCCAATCTGAACAGACCAAATTCCAGATTGAATCCTTCGGTATTGGGGAGGTATTCACGTCAGGCATCTTCTTTGCGGTTAGGACACTCTACGACCCGAAGGCGTATGGGGACCACACGGTGCGCATCCTCCGGCTAAACACGCCAACGACGCGGCGAGGCAAGGATTGCATGTATGCCACCGAAATTTATCTCGTAGGACATCAAGCTGTTCGATATAGTGAAACCCTTTACGACGCTATGTTTAAGGCCCGCCCCTCGCTAGTCCTCGCCGCCAAGATGGCCTTCCCCCTATCAATCGAAGGCACTCCGATTTTGACGATGGCTCCCGACCACATGGTGCTTAACATGAGCACGCTATCTAAGGATGAAATCCTCTCGCTCCACAAGAGTTCCTTCCAATGCAATTTGAGAGTTTAACCCAACAATTTCTTGCACTCCTTCGGGTTTCCCGTTTAACTCGGGAGATAATGGAGGAACAGAAAAAAGAATACGAACGAAATCCAAAAAGTTATAACCACTTCTATCAAGAATATGTTAGAACCCAAAGAATTAGAGAAATATATCGACGAGGACATCAACCCCGGTGACTACATTGTCAGAGAACTGGGTGGAGAATATTACGTGGGGAGGGTAGTCGAGCTTTCCCCGAACTTCTACAGATACAAAGTCTTAAATGCTTTCCCTCTGGGCGAGGGGGTTGTCCGTCATGAAGAAGCAATCAAATGTTACCCTACACCTCTTCGGAAGTTTAAGGAGGGGGACGAGGTAATTTGTAGAGAACATATAGGTAAATGGACTGTAATGGAGGACGAGAAGGATTCCGTTCTTGTCGGTATTAAGGATAAACGTACAGGGACTATCAAAGCAGTAACCCCTGCCTCCCTTCTTCTCATCAGGCCAATCGACCTGCATTATCGGTTCAGAGTTATCGACGGAGCTATTTGGGACTTCAAGAAGAATCGGTCCTTACGTGTCAACCCTTCATGTGAGGGAACAACCGAAATGGAACGTCTCTGCAATCTTCTGAATGAATTAGACAGAAACGAAGAAACTTCTCTTGACAAGTAATAAAACACTGATACTATTATCCGTACATGAATACCACAGAACCAAACGAATTGAGCCTCGATAATATTCAGGAAGAGGTAGCCCGCATTCTCGCCGAACCGAAGTCTGTCATGTTGAAGGAAAGACTGCAACGGGAGTGGGATGCAGTCCCTACCTTCAACCTGCCCATCGACGCGCCTGCGGAGGCGGTTGCCGAGAAAGCTCTTGAACTGGGAGACTACGCCTCCAACATCTTTGATATTGAACCCCCGCCGCTGGCGGGAGTTCAGTTCATCATGGCAGAAGTCGCCGAGAACCTCGTCACTGTGAAGGAATACATTGCCTTCATGCAGGAGCTTGAGAACCCCGGCAAGGCGTGCAATATCTTTACAGATTCCCACGTCATGATTAAGGCACTCGTCCTCTTCATGGCCATTCACCTCTTGGTAGCGTATGCCAGTCAGAACGACCCGGACCGCATTGATGAAGAGAAGGGAGGCATCTCCGCATTCCGTCTCTTCTCCGTGGCGAGCAATGTAATTTCCATGAACCTGATGGAACAGTCTACTCTTACCTTCGTAGATAAGTCGGAGCTTGCCGAGAAGGAAGCCAACGCCCGTAAAATTATCCTGCCCCATGAAGCATAAACCACACTATAAACTGGCAGGGACAGTCATCGCGGCTATTATTTGCCTCGTTATTGTAACCATTTTATTTTCATGTAGACCACCAGAAGACCCACCACCCAACGAAGAATATGAACAATTTGTTATTTTTGTAGGAGACCGTGCTGTGTTTAGCAGGAAGGGAGTGTTAGCCAAAGACGTTATCACGCCGCTCTCTATGCCGAATGGACAGATGAAGGTGCATGTAATCGGGCGGGATGCGGAGAACAAACCCATCAACGTATTTGTGGAAGGAACTAACGTATCTGTATTAAAGCAATGGAAATGACTAGAGAACAGGAGAAATATCGTAAACTTGTACGGAAAATTATTCGGACAATCTGTAAGAATTTAGTGAAAAAAGCTAGCGAGTATAACACAGTCCCTTTGAGGATGGAGTATGTTACCTTATTGGAGTTTGTACTTATGCCTCCTTCAGATTGTCACAAGATAGTAGAGAAAGAACTTGACAATCTCATTAGTGAAGGTATTATACCCGTCAGAAAGGAAGATGACAATGGAGATAGGTAATCCTAAAAACATGAGCGTGAAGGAGTTGGAGGAAGCGATTGCATTCTTCAATAGCTCCTACTACAACGAGGGGAAGACCCTCATTCCCGACACGGTTTACGATACTCTGGTTGAAGAACTGCGTTCTCGTTCCCCGGAATCCAAGGAACTCGATAGTCTTGGGGACGACGTACAACGGGGAGCCAAGACCTTCCGGCATCCCAATCCCGTCCTGTCTCTCGCCAAGATTCATGAGGGCAAGGACGGAATTGGTATGGACCAGCTTCGCGGCTGGATTGCCGGACGTGACGTCGTGGTTGAACCGAAGTATGACGGCCTTACCCTCGTTCTGTACATTGAAAAGGGGCGGCTCGTCAAGGCCGTTACCCGTGGCAACGGAACCGAGGGGGAAGTAATCCCCCTTGATAAGGTTCTCTACATGGCCCCGCCAAGTTATGGCAATTACACGGGAGCTATCCGTGGGGAAGTGGTTGTGGCTAAGAGCAACGAGGGGCAGGTGGAAAGCATGGGGTACTCCAACCTCCGCGCCTGTGCCGTTGGTCAACTCCGCAACAATAAGCTCAAGTGGTCTGACTGGCTCATTACCTTCATCCCGTTCGATGCAAGTCCCTTCCCGGAGGGTGTTGAATCCCGCATGGAACTGCATGGGTGGCTGATGGAAATGTTTGACCTCGCAACCCTCCCCAATGTATACCCCAATGGTGAAGCCCTGACGGATGAATACATCCGGGACATGGCCAAGCACCTGCGCGACGACAACGCCTACCCTACTGATGGTATTGTGTTTAAGTTGAACCAGAAGAACGCTATAATCCATGCAGGAGAGGCTACCGCCCATCACCCGAAGGATGCCGTAGCCTTTAAGTTCAACCCGCAGGGAGTTGAAACTACCCTTCGCGATGTCATTTGGCAAGTAGGAAGGACAGGGGTATTAACCCCGGTTGCTGTCTTCGATACGGTGAAGATTGGTGGAACCAACGTTTCCCGTGCCACCCTCTCCAATGTGGCTAATGCGGCCTCCTTCCACATTGGTGATACCGTGGAGGTGGTTAAGGCAGGGGAGATTATTCCGTACATCCGCAAGGTTCGCGGCTGTGGCAATACGGTTTCCGTTGTCCCTCTGACCTGCCCCTGTTGCGGCTCCACGTTATCCTCTAGTGACCTCAACATCTTCTGTACCAATCCGTTGTGCAGGGATAAGGTAGCGGCCAAGCTGGAATACGCATGCGGTAAGAACGCACTAGACATCGATGGCATGGGACTTGTATTCTCACGTATGATTGCAGACAAACTGCTCGCCGGGGAGAATGATGTAGAGCCTCCGACCGCAGAAACTGCTTACCTCCACCACCCGTTCCTGCTTCTCATGTCCGGCACGATGGACAATCTCATCAACGGAATCCCCGGAACCCAAGGGTACAGAGGATTCCTTGAAATCGTGGAGGAACGGAAGCACCATGCAACCCTTGCTCAATGGATTACTGCGATGGAGATTCCCCATGTCGGTTGCACCCGTGCGGAAAGTCTCTCCTATGCTTACCCCAATCTCTACTCTTTCCTCACTCTCTTCCCTGAAGATTTAAGGAACAAGCGTCATGCGGAGTTCGGCCCCCTGATGACCGAGGCAATTCTGAATTACATGGAGACCGTGCCAACGTGGAACGAGATGACGGCAATGGTTATGACAGGAGATATTCCCAATGCCGAGGGCAATGTTCCCAAGAGCACCGCGTTGCGGGGAGTAAACTTCGTCATCACGGGAACCCTGTCCCAGCCTCGCCATGTATATAACCTGCTCGTTCAGGACATGGGAGGCACGGTCAAGGAGAACGTGTCGAGGAAGACCAACTACCTAGTCGTCGGTAAGGAACCGGGGGAGCACAAGCAAAAGATTGCGAGGCTCCATAAGATTCCTTCAATTACAGAAGAAGAATTTATGCAAATGATTAACCCTTCAATTACAAATGAAGAAAATTCCCACTGAATTTACCCGTAACCCCTTCACCTGTCGCCTCATTTTCCGTGAGGCTGGCGTTGCCATCTATGAGCTAACCCATAAAGGAAGCGGGAAGGTAAACAATTATGAGGTTGTCATCATCCGTCAGCACAAAGCGGACAATGATTTCATCAAGGTTAAAGCCGGAGATGAATACCTCCCCAGCACCAGTGAGTGGGGCCAGTATGGATGGACATTCCCCACTCTTGAACTCGCAAACTACAAAGCCAAACATATCATTCATGAACGTTCTATGGATAAATCAGGAAGTCACACTTCCGCTAACTAAATCAGAAATAGATAAACAGGTTGAGGCCGCAGAGATAATGGGCCGTGTCTGCTATAAAAGCGAACCGAAGGGCGACCCCATTGCGTTTCTCTCCCGTATCATAAATCGCGGACACGAAAGTGTCATCGAGCATATCAATATTCCCGCAGTCCTCTCGACGGACAGAGCGGTGACGCATCAGCTTGTCCGTCATCGTCACATGAGCGTCAGCATGGAGAGCCAGAGGTTCGTCAACTACGACCGGAAGGGAATCATTTGCTTCGTCCGTCCGCAGTTCTTTAGCGACGAGAAGGTTGACCCGAAGACCATTGAAGAGTTTAAGGATACCTGCCAGAACCTTGCGGAGAAGTACGTGGAACTTGTCCAAGGAGGACTGCCTCCCGAGGAGGCGCGGGGATTGCTTCCGAACTGCACGGCTACGGTGATTGGCGTGACTGCTAACCTCCGTGAGTGGAGGCACATCTTCCGTATGCGATTGGACGGCGCGGCCCAGCCGCAAATCCGTGCGCTCCTTCTGGCCCTCCGGCAAAAGATGGAATTGAAGTACGACCTCGCATGGGCATTCAAGGACATCCCCGTTAATGCTAACCGACTTCATTCCGTTCCCGAAATATGAGCCGTATCAGTCTCAAGAAGTATCGGGAACAGATGGAAGCCGATATGAAGGCCAATCGCCTAAAGCGTCGAAGAGGAAAGTTCAAGTGCAAGAAATATAAAGGAAAATTTTACTGGTATCGAGATAGCCCCGCGGAGCAAAAGAAGTTCTTGATGGAGACAAAAGCTAACAAGCTTCGGTCTCGCATCATGCCTGAACATAAGCAACTTATCCATGCCTCTCTCCGGTCGAAGAAACAACTGACCGAGGAACAACTAACCTATGGTCGCATCCTTGCGTCCAATAAAATATCTACTGGTGCAGTTGGAGAAACTACCCCAGATGAAACCCCTAGCTGGATTAAGGAGGACAACTCCTTTTTCTTCCAGTTTAAATTTCATGGCTATTTCATCAAAGGTATAGTCCCCGTGGCTCTTGTTGGAAGTCCCTCTGCGGCTCTGGAAATATGCAGGAAGGCGTACAAGTTCGCACGGAGAATTACAAGGAAGTGGACAGTCAAAGAAGGATGTTTAACTCTACCCTCTCCCCACCTCTTCATCATAGCTAAGATGTCTATTCGCAAATATATCAACAAACAAATTTACAAGCATCTCACCAAATAACATGCACGCTCACGAAGCAATCAACGCAATCGTTTCAACCAAGGTAAACTCACAGGCTTTCCTCGACCTGCCAGAAGGAAAGGAATCCATGAACGATGCCGTCAACCACCCGAAGCATTACACCTCCCACCCCAGCGGAATCGAGACCATAGAAATTACTGGCAAGCTTCCCTTCGCATTAGGGAACGCCGTCAAGTATTTGATGCGGTCACAGTACAAGAAGAACCGTATTGAAGACCTCAAGAAAGCACGATGGTATTTGGAGTACCACGCTAAGCACTGGTCCAAGGTGTTCGAAACGTTTGACCTTTACCTTATCCTTGAACAGTTCAGGCGTACAGTCATGAGCCATAGCTACCAACGTAGTCCCGAAGATTCCATTCTGGTACAGCTCTTCTATATCTGGGCGCATGATAAGTTGGTTGAGGTAAACCCCGCATCAGAATTGCAACGATGTATCGGCGAGATTACCCAGCTAATAGAATCCCTCGAAGCGAAACAGAACTAAAACAAAAACCCCGGAAGATATTTCCTTCCGGGGTTTTCGCTTAGAACCCAAACAACTTACAGTCCAAACAGAATGATGTCGTTGCGGATTCTTTATACCATGCAGTACCTATGATGTCAATACCTAACTGACAGGAACTTCGTTTTTCTCAATGCTCGCCATCAGTTCGGCGAGCTTTTTCTTTTTGGTTTCGAGTTGTTGTTCGAGCCTCTCTATCTCTTCGACGTAATCGTGGCACGCATGCTTGGCCGCGTCCTGATAGGTGAGGAAGACAGTGTGGTTGAGATAGCCATTATCTATGGTTCTGAATCGGTGGTTGATGTATTCGATTCTGACACGAGAAACGAAACATTCGAAGGCGACATCAGATACTTCAACGGCTCTCACTGTGGGCATGCCACCGCAATGTACGTTAATGAACACCGTGCATCCCTTATACAGGGGGAGCTTGCTAGCTTCTTCTGCTGTGAATATTGAGTTCATACGGAGGGAAGTATGTATCAACTTGAAATAATGTCAAGGACTATTTTAGCCAGCAGTCAGATTCAATATCGAAGTGAGCCTTTACTGATAGGTCGCAACCACATAAGGTACAATAGAGAGGGGCCTTCCCGTTGGTCAGGTCCGCAAGCCCGGAAATTTTTTCCTTGAGGAATTTGCGGCCAGCTCCTTCGGCACCGCAGGTAGCGCACCCCTGCTTCTCTAAATCCGGGGGAGGCGTAGAGGTAGCATAAGGACAGGAGGCGCAGATAGCATAGCGGCGGCGAGCTTCTGCCTCATCTACAAACCTGTGTCCCCGTCGATACCAGAGAACCATAGTACCGAAGAAGGCCAATATCTTCTTGGCACTCATGGGTTCATACTCCTTCCATTCAATTCCCTTATCCCCGCAGGTGGTGCAGTACTGGGGAGGGAGAGAAGCGCAAAGCTCGGATTCAAAGAGCGCAACCTGAAAGGGTTCTCCGTTATTCATGAAGAGGCGTGCGACGGATTTGCGGAGTTGTTCCAGTGAACCCGCGGAAACCTTGGTTCCCTTGAGCCTGACACTCATGGATTCGGGGACAACAAACTTCCAGCCTCCCGGAGGGGTGGCCATAATATGATTGGGTACTATACGAAAAGAGGGCATGGGAGAATTATATCTCCCATGCCCCCGAAGGTCAAGGATATAAACGGAGGGGTTACTGTTTCATCCGATTATGAATTTCCTCCACACTCAATGCCCCATCAATCTGAATGCTACCCTTCCTCATGAGGTTGATAATGAGTTTCTTCTGCTCTTCGATTAGGCGTTTGCCCTCGTCCGTGGTATTAGACTTCTGCAATTCGCGGTTGAGTTTCGCGATAGCCTCACGTCCTGCTTGCGGGCTAATGATGTAGGGCATGATGCCTTTCATGGCCGCGCCGTAGGTCTTGGCACTCATACCGGAAGTCTCAATCGCGGAAGCCAGAACTTCCTTCCGCAGAGCGGGGTCAAGCATGTTTGTAATTTCCGTAACAAACCGGACACTATTGACTAGCTTGGTGAAATTCTTCACGGCATCCGCGGTCTCCAAGGCTTCCATAGATTCCACATCCACCCCGGATTCCATTCTCTTGTAGAAGTCTGGACGAAGGACGCTCATTCGCTTTGACTTAGTGACCGCCGCGTTGGCATTCTTTAACCCGGCGGCAAGGGCTTCGGTCAAATCCTTCGGACGACGGAGACCAGTACCCAAGGTCTGTAACCCGTATGCCGCGGCACTCATGTCAGGCGTATCACTAAACGCTTGTTTACCCGACTTGACTGCCCAGCCGTAGAAGGGAATCTTTTTATTGGCAACTGTCGCGGCTCGTTCAAGGAATTGCCACGTGTGTCCACTGCCGAACGAGGGGTTCAGTCCTGCGGCCAACAGGATTGCATTGCCGACTGCTGGGAGAACGTTGATGTTTTCATCCCCGGAGAGACTGTGCCTGTAATTGAATCCTTCCTCATCAGACAATTCAGTAACTGCGTTCAGGAAAAGGGATTCTTCAAGCACCGTATTTTCCAGCAGGTTGGCTAGTTCGACTACCTTGTTCGTACCCCACTTGTCCACGTCCATATTCATGAAGAGGCTGGGCAGGGTTTTGGCTAACACCTTAATGTTCTTGAACGGGTTCATGTATTCAAGATTCAAATACTCGAATTCATGACGCTTCATATCTATGATGCCAATCAAATCCCCGAACTTATCGTAGTCTGGAATTAGGCCACTGTCTGCCAGCTTCCTCATGACCTCCGCGTCGTCAATGATTATACGGTCCTCGTCATCCTTAAAGATACTGGCGATAATCCCACGGGCAATCGCGGAAGAAACCGCAGAGGTTGCAGAAATAGTTCCTAAGGAACCCGCGGTACGAAGGATAGCACGTCCCAAGAGGTAAGCCCCCTCCTTCTTCATGCCGTTATTGATAGCCCACACACCATCTACCCCTTCACCTATGGCGTGGCCAAGGTTGTAGGCTACGGACTGGAAGGTATGGTACTGGAACATGAAGAACGGAGCCGCAAATACATTCAGGGTTTTCACCCACGAAGGAGTACGCGAACCCGTGGGGAGCAAGCTCTTCACCATGTTGGCAGTATACCTGTCCACATAAGCATCCCAACTCTGGGTAGTCTGGCTCGCGTCAATGAGTATCTGGTCCCGCGCATTGGGGTTGGCCTTGCCCATCGCCCGCGCCAGCTGTACCTTTAATTGGGTATCGGCAATCGGTCTCTGGTTAGTGAAGAGAGCAATCTTGGCGGCCGCGTCCGGCAAGCCATAGGCGAAGGACATCGTTTTGACGGGCCATGCTACGACTTTACCTGCGGTCTTGGCGGCATCCTTAGCCACCTCGCCCTTTGTCCGTTCCTGTTTCTCGTTCAGAGCTTCGGCCAGTTTGAAGAAGGAATCCTCATTCACTTCTTCGAATTCTCCTGCCATCTTACTGAACTCGTCAGACTTCCAGACGTTGCGCAGGAACTCCCCTTGACCTGCGTCCAGCAGACCAATCTCTTGCCAGTAGCGAAGCTTCTCGTTGTACCTGTCTTCCGCGGCCAGCAGTCTATCTGCGGAAGCCTGTGAAGCAAGGTCCTTGCCCTGTGATAGCCACCATAGCTTACTCAACTGGAGCCAGTCCCCAGTAAGCTTTGCGATTTCTATACCTCCCATAATTGGCAATGCACCCGCATTGGTCATTTGGGCTACTGTACCATATAAGTTACGTAAAGTGGAATTAGGACTTGCTATTAAGACAGAAAGGTTAGCCATTCCAGTTAGCTTACCCATCAGTCCCTGCCCCCTGCCGGACTTCTGCCAGTACTTGCGCACCTTCTTATAGTCGTCCGTCCTGCTATTCAGGATGTCGTCGCTCGGCCTGTAGATGTGGTAGATGGCATCGGCTACATCCTTGTCGGCGTACATTCCGTTCAACGCATTCTTCGTATTCTTCAAGGAGATTTCCACCATGTCCGAGGTACGGTTCGTGGAATCCGGGGGTACGACCACACCCTGCGCTTTCAGTACGGAGGCATACTCGTCAGCAAGCAACTGGTTCACGGCAATCTTCGACTGCATGGATAGGGTATTCTGTAACGTCCCAATGGCATCCCCAATGGTGAGGTCGCTAAGTTCATACATAGCTTTCCTCTGCCATTCGGGCAAGCGTTTCCGCTGGGCCAGCGCATCTTCATTCGTCCTCTTCTTGGACAGAACTTCGTCAATGGCCTTCATGGCATCGTTCACCGCAAGACGGGAGAGTTCCGGATATTGCAACACTTTCAAGTCGGTAGCGGAGATGACGTTGCCCATGCCGTTCATCCTCATGAGAACGCCAGCCTGACCGCGAAGAAGATTGAGCGTCTTGTCCAGTCGTTCTGCGGCATTCATATCGGGCGTGTTCCATATCTGGTCAATGGCCGAAGTCGGGATAGTGGGGATGACCTTGTTCACTTCGGAAGCCACGGATGCCGGGGATTCAAGACTGCCGATTTTGTCCGCAATCGTTTTTCCCGGAAGGTCGGAGAAGACTTCGGCGAGGAAACTATCTCTGGCTTTCATGTCCAGAGTTTCCTTCGTCTCTGTCATCTTTGACTTCGTGTGATAGTCTGCCTGTGCTATCATGCTCATGGCCTTATTATATATGGCACTGATGTTGTGGCCGTCCCTCAAATCTGCAAGCATTTGAACCGCGCCGAAGTTGTTCTGAATGAAGTCCAGAATTTCCCTGTTCCTGTAGTTCTTGGCTACACCTTCGAACAGGAGTTTATAATTCGCGGAGGCTCCCGTGGGAGCTGACACCAGCGGAAGTTTCAACTCGTCGTGGAGCGCGGCCAATGCCTGCATGTTGTCCAGCACTTGGCTTACGTTTTCGGACAGTTCTCTCTGGTGCGCTTCGGCATGAGAGATTGCGGCTTCCTGCAACAGTTTCGTCAGACCGTCGTATTTCTGCGCCAGTTCTCCGTTGGGGTTTGCGATGATGTCCTTCATCGTCCGGGTGAAGTCTCCGGCATGGCGTCCAACGGCCATGTAGGTGCGATGAAGATAATTCATCTCCGCGGCGTTGTCAGCCATACGGCTATCTCCAATGAGCTTGGCAATAGAGATTTGCGTTGCGGCAATTTCTTTACGGGAATCGGCGATGACATTGTGGACCAGTTGGCCTACAACCCCCTGTGACAGAAGCCACTGTTCAGCGGCATCCCGCTTAGCTATATACTCCGCTTGTTTTTGACGGCGTGCATTAAGGATAGCATTGTCCCGTTTCAGCCACACGGAACCAGCAGGGGTAGCTACGCCAGCGCGAGTTACACCCGCCCTCTTTGTTGCGGCATGGAAATCCTCATTGGCTTCCCGGATGATTTGTTTAGCTTCGGCCCGTGCCTTAGCGATGTCCTGAATCATAGGAGCGATGACGGGATGGTTTGTACTCTCCGCATAGAGGAAGTCATTGCGAAGGTTGGACCACCTGTCCAGAAGTTCCTCCATAGAGAAGGGACTATCCGCTTCGTTAATCATATCCGTGAGATAGTTTTGCGTGTCACGGGCAAGGCCAAAGTAGGTGGATTCCAGATTGGCATTCCCCGTCGCGGAGATACGAGAGCCAAGGTCGGAGAGCGATTTGTGAATCTGCTGGGAGAGCATGGGGAGAGCTACCTGCTTGTCCAGCATGGCTCCATATCCCTTGCCGCTCATGTCTTTAATCCGGCGCATCATGTCGTTGATTTCCAATCGCCCTTCACTATTAAGCGCAAGGGAGTTAGCCAGACGCACCGCTTCCGCGTGCCTATTGACGGCATCGGTGACAGTCTTCTTAGCCAACGCGATACGGAAGTCGCGGGTCTGTTCATGCTGACGAACTTCTGCTTGAGCCTCCGCGTTAATGCGTGCAACAGTTTCAGGGTCAATATCGTTGTCCATATTCCCCGACATGTCAAGAATGGACTTGCTCCATTTCTTTCGCGTAGCGGCATCCCAGCCCAGATTATCCGCACGGCGTTGAAGCATATCACCAATTTTGTCAATGCGTTTAATACTGCGTTCATACGCCGCATTCACGTTGGCCATTTGTTCCAGCACAACCAGCTTCTGTTCCTCGGACTTAACATTGATGCCAGCCTTGTCCCAGTTCTTGGTTACACCCAGCCATCCGTTCTTAATACTAGTCACCCAGTTCCCGGCATTCGTGCCAATGATTTCTGCACCAAGGCCGAAGGACAATCTCCGGGTCATGTCAGTCTCATAGGCCATCGGGTTAAAATAATCTACCCCGTTGCCCATAGTATAGTCCGTATCGTCTACCTTCCATGACGGAGTGCGAGGCATATCGAACCACTTGCCGGGGGTCATGTCCGCGACGCGGGCCACATAGGAATCCCATTCAGCCGCGCGTTCTGCGGCGGTGGTTCCGTCCATATCGTCCGCAGTTTGTCGCACGTCCCTAATCAAATCTTTAAGCCATTCGACGAGGCGCACATGAATAGGCTTCCGGCCTCCCGCCGCTTCGGCATAGCGAGCCAAATCCGTGATGGTGATATTGTCTCCGCTAGCTTCCGCTACCATGAAGTTCATGACAGGATTGGAGAACGCGACACTGGCAAATTCGTCCGCACCGCGGAGACCGTAGTTGAGGTCGGAAGCGAGCGCGGCGATGGCGTTCATCTCATTGATGTCCACGCTAGCGTCATACATAGCGGAGAGACTATCGACAATGTTGTTGTAGTTCTCTGCAATCGCGCTTCTAATCCTATCCATCCGCTGGGAATAGTCCGTGTTGGTGGTACGAAGATGACGGTCAATGAGGTGGATGACTTCGTGTAGTACCGTTCCCGTTACGCTTTCAATCGCATTGTCCCGGTTCACGTACAGGTCAATGACACCGCCGACAAGCTTCCCGTCCGTGCCGTTCATGTAGGTGATACTGGCAGGGGAAGAGATGTTCGCCGGAGCATTGGTTGCACGGATAGCAACGTCCAAACCAGCGGCATGCAGTGCGCGGAGCACTCCATCAATGGCCGCGGCCTGTGCGGGGGAGGCATTAGCTTGAAGGTCCGAAAGGATGCCGTAGGCATTTGCGCCAGTCCCATCCGTCGGGAGATTGAGAGCGGAGACTTTATCTCCCCACTTGGTGCTAGGTGTCCCTCCCTCACCCGTGTTGTACATGCTTGCGTGCGGAGCGATGACAATGGTTTCTCCCGTGTTGCTGGTAATCATGGGGGCGTTAATCCCGGTCATCTCGTTCAGGGAGACGAGCTTCGCGCCGCGGTCAAGAGGTGAACCGGATGAGAGCCATGCCCCGGTGTTGGGGTCGAACGAGGCGATTGCCGCATCCAAGGTATCCACGGTTTCCACGGATGCCTCGGTAACTACTCCCGTCTCTACCATAGCGGCAACGGGGGCAATAGCATTGTCCCTCTCCTTCCGTGCAACTGTTACCGGGGATTCCTTGGGTTCCGGGGATTCTGTGGTAGCCGTGGGTTCCGTGGTAGCCGTGGGTTCCGTGGGTTCCGTCAATCCGTTGATGACGTGAAGAGCGGCGTCGAGGTCTTCATCTCCTGTAGTAAGGATGGACAGGTCGTCGTCTACTTCGATAACCTGAACCCTGTCTCCCATAGCATCAAGGGCTTCGGACAACATGGTGCGCATGGTATTGATGCTGTCCTCGTTCGGGTAGGTCAAGGTATTGGGCAGGTCGTTAATGGCTTCTGCCATGAAGGAGCTTGCCGCGGCACTGCCCTCATAGGTATGTATTTCGGAGGCCCGTTCAACTAGGTTGCGGAACTGGGTGAAGTTGCTAATGCCAATGCGCACCGCGCCCTCCATCCATGCCTTGCGGGTTTCGCCGGACAGGGTAAGTCCTTCATTGGCGATAGATTTATCCACCCATTCGCGAGCTACCTCTGCGGCATCTCCCTTTTCCCCAGCGACCTTAACGGCGCTCTTGCCCGCATCTACCAGAGCTTCCGACACACCGTCCTTGGTAATGGTCTTCGCCACATCTTCAATGATGTTGCTCGCCTTTTTAGTCGTGTCGTCAAGAAGAGAAGAGGCTTCACTCATATCCATCCTAGGTGCGGCTTCGGTTTGGAAACGTATGTTCCCTTCACCAGCTAAGTGGCTACCAACGTAGCCGCCGATACCACCAAGGAAAGCAATCTTCATAGCCCCACTAATCACTTGGTCAGTAGTGGCAATAGAAGATTCGGAGATTTCTCCGTTCTTCACCAGTTCGGTAAACGCCCACTCTTGGAATTCGTCTGCCAGTTCTTCGGTGGCTCCTTCCACTACGGCCTTGCTCTGGCTGTACAGATAGGAAGCAACGGCAAACGTCTTTTCCTTCGTGTTCATCTCCTTAAATGGCTTGCTTCTCCATCCGGCCATCTTCCGTTCAAGAGTTTGGAATGGAGATTGACCGCGAAGGTTTTTAGCCCCAACAATCTTACGCATGAAGGAATCCATACCTGCGCGGTTGTTGATGAGAGTACTACCAGTAGATACGAGAGCCGCACCAAAGAGAGCACGCATGTTGGCAATGCTCTGTGCCCTGTTCGTGTTCTCGGCAGTCGGTTCCTTCCCTTCCATCTCCCTATCATAAATGGTATAGAAGATGTCGGAGTAAGCATTCGGTGCAACCTGCGAGACGATGCTAAGATTTACCCCGGCTCCAGCTCCTGCCCGTTCGAGGTTCAACGCCGCAAGGTTGTCGAGGTTGCGCTGAATAGTTCCACTCAAACGTCCCGCCAATCCCGGACGGGCGGCAGGGACAAGAGCTTCGGCCCGCTTCGCTACGACGTTAGCCGTTGCCTTCGCGAACCGCGATAGCGCGGTACGTGTCAGTGCACGGCCAGCGAGGCCGCCAACTTTACCAGCTCCCGCGGTCGCTACCATTTGGTAGCCGAGGTTGGCAATCTCCGCAGTATAGTCCGCAAGGATATTGCCTCGAACAAGTTCAGCTTCCGCTTCCTGTTTTTTGTTCAGCTGGTCCCAGAGGGTGCGGGTATGTTCCATCGCCGCACGACTGCCAACTGCATTCTGTGCAAAGAGAAGAGCACCATAGGCGGCACCTGTCCCAAGGTCGATTGCCTTGTGTGTACCTATCTGCAACCCACGGAGAACAGAGTTGATGGTGTCTTGCCCTTTCTCCTGCCATGCGGAGAGGATGTCCTCGTCACTCTTGCCCACTTCCTTCTGTTCGTTGTAAAAATTCTTGAAGGAAAGGTGCTTGTCCAGATGCTTCATGGATTCAGTCAAGATAGGGTTGAACTGCAAGCCGGAGCCAAGCCACGTATCGCGAAGCGTCCCCAGCGTCTCGTCCAATGCAATGTTGTCCTTCACAAGTTCCTGTGCGGATTTCTTGCGGAGGTTCTGGAACTTCTCAATGGTGCGATTGATGAGACCTTCGTCCGCGCCACTAGCACGGAGAGCCTCTATGCTCTGGTCCATCAGCTTATCATTGTAGAGAGCATTGGGGTTCAGTTCGAGTGTGGCGTTCGTATCAACTTCCTTGGTGTGCGGGTTGTACGCAAAGAGACTGCCACGACCTACGCCCAAGTCACCCATACGTGCGGCATGGGAGAGGGAGTTAAGGGCATCGCGAGTACTTTCAATATGGTACTGGGCCATGTATTCCTTCAACTGTTCGGGACCTACTTCAAAGGCAGGGCCTCCCACTACACCATACTCCCAAGAGCCGTGCCTCGTTCCCTTCCTCCATTCCATCGTACTCATTGGGTCAGTGGTCTTGCCCACACTATTCCCCGGTTGGAAGGTAAGTACGTCCGCAACTTGTCCTGCCGCGCTTCGGTAGTTAGCCAGTGCGCCTTTGACTGCATCCATGAGGGTGCCTCTCGGTGTAGCTTTGGTGGTATAGTCCTGAATCAGTTTCGTCGTCCCGGCCTGTAGTAATATATTCTTCGGAACCCCCGGAAACCTTGTAGCCAATTCTTCCATCATGGCATCAGCCATTGCTTTCTGGTAGTCGGAGGTTACCACGGCATGACGCTCGGTGGCTAAGGTATTTGCTCGTTCGCGCACTGCATCCATGTCCACGCCGGGGGCAAGGGCCAATGCCGCAGAAGCTACTGCTTCGGGGTTAAGGAGAGCATCCCTTAGTCCCACGGCATCCAATCCGGTGTAGCTCTCTTCCATCCGCGAGACAATGTTGTCCACGGCTTTAACCTGCGCTACTGCCATTTCCCCTGCACGTTTAGCGGCGGGAGAAAGGGAATCGGATTCCTTGGCTTCCGGGGATTTAATATCTTCCGTACTCCGGGACAGGTAATCCCCGTAGTCGCGGACAAGTCGGAACATTTTGCTGGGAGACTTGGAAAGGTTGGCGAGTTCAGCAAAAACATTCCCAGTAAATGAAGGTGCTGAATCAGAGAATTCGCCAACGCCAAGCTCCCCCACGCTCGTTTGGCTGGGGGTTTTCTTCTGCACGCCCTCCGTCGAAGAAGAGCGGTGTTTGTCGTAAAGAGCCTTAGCGGCACGATAGTTGCCAATGTCTTCGCGCCTAATCGTATTGATGACGCTTTCTATTTCTTCTGCGGTGTAAGCAATAGGTGCGGTCTCGATGGCTTGTGCCGTAGGTTTACCAGACACAACATCTAGATTCTTGTTGAGGTAATCCTTCCGGGCCTTCTCCATTGTGGTGGCAATGGATTTGGCCACCGCCTTTGCGTTACGGTTTCTGTCCGCGGCAATGGCGAGGAACTTTTCCGTTACGACGGGGTTCCCGTCCTCTCCACTTCCGAAGCCAGAGCGGGATAAGAATGCAGAATGTTGGGGAGGAAGTTCGGAGGAAAGGACTGCGACGATGCCCGTATTATTCGTAATCTTTTTAATAGCATCCTTATCGCCACGAGCGGCGGCCGTCAAATCAACCAGTGCATCCTCTCCGCGCTCTACATAGTCTTTCATGTAGTCGATTCCCTCAAAGCTGTACCCACGGTTTCCTTTGTTCAAGATGTCGAGGGCTTTATTTTCCTCGGCGGTTTTCCATTCTTGTTCCGTATGGGCGCGGGATTTATCTTGCCATTCTACATTCTTCGCGTGTTCCGCATCCTTTTTCTGTTTCTCCGCAAAGGCATCCACGGACTTAACGATAAAGGTGTCAAACTCTGCGGTGGCTTCTGCGGCTTTCTCCGCACGGGTCTGTCTCTTTTCCGCTAGCCTTTGCTCGCGGTCCAGTGCTTTCTGTTTTCTGTCTTCTTGTTTCTGCGCTTGCGTCTCTTGCCACGCGGCGTGCCTTTCTACGGCTCGCTGTTCACGTGCAATACTGCTTCCCGACTTCGGAGTGAAGTCGGACATATTGGCGGTACTAAAGTCAATGGCCATATTTGTTGAGTATTAGTATAATAAGTTTGCCCCACTCATGTGGGTCTTCAACATCCTATCATGAGTGGGGCGAGGGTCAAGTGAAATATGTATTATGTCAAATTTATTTTCGGAAGTCCAAGTGAGTGAACTCCGGTCCCTTCATCAGTTCAGTGTAGAGGGTGAGCCTCGTTTGCGGGTCTTTCTTCCGCAGGGCCTGATACTGGGCGTACTGGCGGGCGAAGCGGGGGTCCCGGATATTCAATCTATTCCTGAACATGTTGCTAAGTTCCTTTATTTTGGCGCGTTCCAATTTTTCGAGGGTCTTAATCTCCTTGCCATACTTTTCCGGCTGGGCATACATGGTTCGGACGCGGAGGTATGTTTGCGCCTGTGCTCTTGCTTCGGGGCTGGCTGTATCATCCCTCAAGGTTCGTAGCATATTCTCGGCAGTTCCAGTACCCGCAGTCGTCGGGACGCTCGTGGGTACGGGAGCATTGCCAGAGGGGAGAGCAGAGGCGGGGAACCTAGAGCCAGAGGGGGCGGCAGTGGTTCCCGCGGTAGCTCCCGCGGCGGTTCCCGCGGCGGCCACATTCTTGGTCTGGCTCTCCACATACTTGCTATATATCGCGTTCCTCTGCGCTTCCGGCATGGACATAAATACCTTGTACTTATCCGGGCCAAGCATCTTCTCCGCATGCGCATAGAACCCAGCCGTGGAGGTGTCAGGGCTAGCGGTTGGAGCGGAAGCCTTCGCTTGCCGGGGTGTAGCCGTCGCTTGTGTCGGCATAGTCGGAGATATGACGGGCATCTGCCCACGGCTTATGTTCTGGTCCACACCACGAAGCATGAGCCTGTCCTCCGCAGAGAGTTTCCCCGCCGCGGCTTGTTGCATGCCCGCCGCATAGGTCGCCCGTTGCTGGGCGGCGTAGGCCGCGCTGTTGGGGTCGACCGCTCCCGGCACTGCTGGTTCGGTAATCCCCCGCCCGTAAGGACTAGGAGACTGGGCCGCCGTGGGAGCCGCGGATGCCGGGGGATTCTTGATGCCGTGGTTACTATTGGCCGCGGCGATGGTGTTCATCTCCTTCGCGTCGACGGGTTTGTTCGGGTCGTTGTTATTCATTGGACGGAGGGGGATGTCGGGGTTCGTCTTCGGAAGCACCTCGTCCATCGTCTTCTGCTTAATGGACTTGGCGGCGGGGATACCCCCGCGCGCGCTCGTCTCACTGGATATATCTGTTCTCTTGGTTGCCATTGGATTTACATGAGGTTAAGTCCGGGGCACTGCATGATGCCGCCGTTCTGAATAATGTTCGGAGCCTGATACGTGCCCTGACGATATTTGCGCAGGTGGTCGTTCAGGTATTTGACGGCAAGGCCGTAGCTGTCCGTCCCCATTTGGGTATTGCCCTGTTCATTATAGACCACGGCCAGCATCATCGCCTTCAATGCGGGAAGACATCCGGGGTAGATACGAACCTCCTTGTCCTCCCATGCCGCGTCATCATAAATGTTAAGGGACAGGCCGCGCAATGCGCACCGTGCCGAAACCGTCATGACGTTGCTCGTAGGGTTATCGTTGATGCCGTTACTGCCAGACAATACCGAGTAGGTGCGGAGGTTCTGTTCATTCAGCCCCATGTCCAGCATGATAGCATGATAGCCGCTGTCGTGCTTGGGATATTCGGAACGGAACCAAGTATTGCTCTCAAACATGGCCCGGTCAATGATGTGGTATTTCTTGCCACTGGGCGACCATGCCTCGACAATACTATCATACTCTTCGGGCAGGGAGATAGAACCCCCGCGAGGGATTCCTTCAAAGTCCAAGGTTTCCACGGAATCCGGGGATACCGTGGCCTCATTGAGCAGGAGGTTCTGCGCTTCCTTCAATATGCGACGGAAGTCAACATTGGACTTGGACGGCGGCTGGTTTGTGATAAGCATACAAAGCTCGTCACAAACATTGCGATAGGTCAAATAGGATTTGGTAATAAATGCCATGAGCTTTAATTGGGAGGATAGATTGTTACTTTCTTGCAAAGCATGCCGCCGTTCCATGGGGATGCGTAATAGGAGGTCACGGGTTTCCAGTCAGTCTCGGAGGTTCCGGCGAACGTGGTATTGAACGCACCGGGAAGCCACTTGGCATCCTGATTGCCGATTGTTACGGAGACATTCATGGGCGCATGGAGACATGCGGGCATACGGTAATCGCAAAGCGGCGTGGAGAAGTACCCGCTGTTCGTCGTGAACTGCGGTGAAGTACCTAGGCCCCAGCCCTTAGGCCATGTACCGTTAGGGGAGAATGCCTCTTCAACCACGGCAGTGCAGGGACCGGAATAGCTGTCCCTCTTCATCGTGGTCTGCGGGAAGTACTGTCCAGCATTCTTGCCAGAAAGGTCGGGCCTCGTATTCCACGGAACCCAACGAACTGTACCGAGCACGGCGGGAAAACTGTAGTTCATCGTCGTAGTATATTTTTTGTAGTACCCGATTCCCGGAATCTGCATGTAACTATCTACGGCGTAACAGGGGTTCACCCATTGGCGCAGGACGACGCGGGACACGTTGGTATTCTTCTGGAGCTTGAATGTATTCCCGGTCAAGGTAGCTACGGTCGCACCAAACTGGAAGTAAGGGTATCTCGTTCCATTGTAGGAGAGTTCAATCCGGTTTGCTACTGCCGCCTTCAATGAGTAGGTTCCATCCGTGTATTCGCTCTTCTCGCCATTGCGGGTCACAACAGAAGGAGGCTCATTAGATGAGGACACGGAAGAGGTTACTGCAATGTCGAATATCTTGGTGCGGTTGAGTTTGATGGGGATGTTCCCGTTAATGGCGATGCCATTAGGGTTCTCTACCCAGACCAGCATATTGAGCTGACCGTTAGCGACATCGAGGAATACCTTGCTAATCCCGGTGGGGAGGGAGCCAACCGTAAACTTCATTTCGGGGTTGTAGGTTCCCCGCTTATATATCCCTGAACCATCCATATAACCTATGGGAAGCGTCCAGGTCTGGCCAGATACTCCTTCACCGTACAGCGTGTCGGAGATAATCCCTTCCATGCTAATCTTGTAATTGCCGTCCGCAGTGTACCATGGGCCATCCGGGTTGACATTGTAGTAATGGTTGGCCGTAGAGATGGTGCCGGGAGATTGCTCCACGGGCATGCTATTCTGCACATACATGGGCCACCAGCGTTTGTTCTTGTAATAGACCGTTACCACGGTTCCCCTGTCTCTCCCCGGATTGTTGGAAGTGAATTCGCAGGTGAATGCGAAGTAGTTGGAGAACGAAGGATAGCTGGGGTCGTTCCATCCGTTGATGACATTAAGGTTAGAAAGCAATCCCGTAGGGCTGGGGTTGTCCTCGCCAACAGAGAAATCGCTGAGGTTGTAGCTCTCTTTAACCCACACAGTGTCAGGGATGGATATGGAAACTTCGGCCAGCTTCCGGCCATAGTAGGTATTGCCCACGGCATCCGTGTATTTGGTGAATCCTTCCTTCAGCCAATCGGTATCGAAGTCAGTGCTCGGATTATGTACAATCTTCCGCAGTACAGGATAGACCTGATTGGTTATCCTGTCAAACGAGGATTCCCAGAATTCATCAATCTGGTCGTAGGTGGTGCAACTCTTTCGCGTTTCCTTGTGGCTATATCCTTCATGGACCACCACAGAGGAATCTACACGCCATTGGCTACAGTTCTCGCCGGGGTCAGGAGGGTCAATCGCCGGGACATCGCCGTTCGCTGTCCAGTCAACGGACTGGCTAGTCGTCACGGTTGTATTGATGCACCGGACAAAACGGGAATCAGGGTTACAACAATTACCGGAGAGGCTGTTCTGTTCCTCTTTCTCCGCAATGTTACTGTTCCGTTTGTACATAGATACAAGGGTGTACATCTGCGTACTCGGATAACTGCCCTTGTCCCAGCCAGCACTAACGGGCTTATTGTCCAGTTCAAGGAGGGGCATGTGAGGAATGCGAGCCTGTCCCGGTTCCTTCCCTCCGCCATCGACGGGCCAAAGCGGCGCGGCCCAGACCTCTCTCGATAACTTAATTGCAGTCTGCGCCACCCATTCAGATTCGGGCAGGGACGTTCCCGGACCACCTTCATCCCACACCGTATCTCCCTTCTGCCAAATGTTATAAGGGACGAACTCTTTAACCACCGGGCCGGGCAGGGTTTTATACACACGGATGACCCTACGAAAGTACTTGCGCAGGTGTTCCTCTTCGAACTGGGCTACTTCTTCATATACCAGCTGGGCATCGTATGCCGTGTAGAAATGCTGGTCATAGAAGTCAGGGTCAAGCTTTTCGTTGCTGGGGTCAAACGAGCCAAGAGGGAGCGGGGCATACGCGGAATCCGTGGGTTCCACCCATTCCCGTGTAATCTCGTAGAAGTCCTTCAACTCTTCCGTGTCTGCATCCGGACCCATGAACTTACCCGTAGCGGCAGTATCTTTCAACGTATAGCCGTCACGGATTTTCTTCATGTCCTGAATGTTATATCGGAACTGCTGTTCCGGCGGGACCATGTAGTAGAAACGATAAACGTGCTGTCTCGCCGCCTCATTGACGGGTTCGACATGCACGAGAACTGCATCCCGCATAAACGGGAGGAAGGTCGTACCTGCGGTAGGTACGAACGGCGTTCCCAATTCAATGGTAATCTCGCTGGGATTCTTGGCAATCCTCTCAACGAAGAACATCACGTTCTTTACCACAGGAGTGGGAAAGTTAATTATCGGCTCACCCATTGGCCTGTCAGGACTGAACCCATTGCGCCACGAGGAATCCGTGGTTCCAATGGGTATCGTCGGAGGCTGTGGGTTGGAGGCCGGAGTGTTAGGAATCAAGGCCATGTATATTGGTTTGATAGAACGGCATGATTGCATAGGGAAGCGGGGGTGTCCACAACATGTGCACATGTCCGTTCAACGTTAATTGCATTGGTTCTCCCCGCTGAAAACTTACTGTCTCGCCCCGATAATAGGTGCGGTTTGTTCTCCTGTCAATAACATATCCTCGTATGACAAGTAATTTATGGCTTCTCTCCGCGTCAATAATTCTTGGCAGTTGAACTTCTTCACGAGTTTTAACCTGTGTAACCGAAGAGGTAAGGGTCTCGCCGTCATAACGAATTCCTACTTTCCCTCGTAAAAAATAGGCCCATTGGTTTCTGGGCAGTTTTAGCTCACCCTCGCGACCAAGAGGAAGGGAGGCATAGAATTGATTCCGTGCATGAATCTTTTCGCCACACGCGCGAATTCGTTTTTGCAACTGACTAAGATTCCGAGACAACTCGTTTTCGAGTTGTTCCTGCTCGGGGTTTTTTCGGAACAGATTGAATAGTTTCATTTCTGTCGGAGGGGGTGTGTATCTTGTTGCGAGATAGCGCAGAAGGCGCGGTCGATTATCTCTTCATGGTCGCTTCGTAGATTGTCTATTTTTCCATGTAATTGGTCTAGAGAATCATCCAACTCGGATATAACTCTTAGAGCTTCTTGCAATAATATGAGAAAGGACTTCTCCTTGTCAAGACTAAACTCTATCTTTTTTGAGAGGTACTTATATGCCAGCTTTACTGCCACGTAAATAACTCCCACAAATACGAGATATGCGGGAGACATTTCATCGACGATACGAGTGAGAAGCAAAGTCCACACGTTGCCGTCAATGGTGTTTAGCTGTGCGACGAATTTAAACATGGCGGCAAGGAATTACCTTGCCGCCATGTTATCATTTGGGGTTTAACGGGTCAAGAAAATTCCCCTCTTATTTCCTTGACAACAGAGTTAGGGCGTAAGCATGTCGCGCATCACATCGGTTCATCCAGCCCGTAAGGAACTTTTCCTTCACCGGATTGGCCTTCACAATGGAGCGATAGCGGGCACGACAAGCACGGTCCAGCAAATCGAGGACTGCCATTTCCTCCCGTGATAGAATGACGTCCGTCCATTCGGCTTGGGTATTCTTACCCCACTTACCATCAATACCAATGTCGAGCATGCGCTGGACGACCTTAGTCGTTCCCGCCACGCCCATGTTGAAGGTCATGTCACGAAGCATGAACTCAATGGCGTAGCTTCCTGCAACTCCCTTGGCAACTAGTGGTTCCGTATTGGCGAGAACATAGCGGAGGCATTCCTCCCATGCCGCATCCCTGTCGCCCCGGTCCATCATGGATTTGATTAGATTGAATTCCTTGGGTTCAATCCCATCACAGATACCTGCAATCTCCCACTTGCCACCGCCGTCACCAGAGGGGAGGCGAGTTACGCGCAGAGAATCGGGACCTGTAATCTTGTAGTCCTCCATGTTGAGAATCTTCTTAGCCATGCCCTTGCGGACAAGCTCTGCCGGGGACACGTATGCCGCGGATACCGGGGAATCGTTGGGTTGTTCATCAGGTACCGTGGATTCCGTGGGTTGTATCTTCTTCCATATAGCATCAATGGTCTTATCACCAAGGATACCGTCGGGCGTAGTTCCCGCCCACTTCTGTATTTCCTTTATCTTATCTTTCCTTGTCATTAGTTTTTTCTACTTTGATTCCATCAGAGGTTAGCTTCCCCAATGAGATTTGAAGGTTAATAATGTTCGCCATCGACTGGGCAATTTCTCTGGCCCAGCTTTCGAAGTGAAGAGTGCCCAATGGGGTGGCAATGTCCGTGAGAATGGTGGCAATAGCGTCCCCATTCATGGACACCCTCACGGCATCCGAGAATTCTTCTACCTTGGCTTTCGCGGGTAAGTGGTCGATTTCGTACCACATAACATCCTGTATCTCTTCGTCTTCATCATCCGCTTGGGGATATTGGACACGAACGACACCAGCAACATCCTCGTCGGACACTACCCGAAGGATAGACCCTGTTGGGATGCTATCCCCACACATGCCACATCTCCCCGTATCTATCCGAAGAACAACGTCGCCACACTTGAAACGGGATTTAACTTTTCCGGGTTCTACTTTCATTTTCGTTTTTGGTTTTGTTTATATCCGGTAATATGACATGCTCGTTGAGGTCTTCAACAATACACTTGGCCCAGCCCTCTACTTCCCAGCACATATCGACCTCTTGGTCGCCCAGCTTATATCTGGTAGGTATGCGGAGAACGGGCTGATAGTTGAAGAGGATGATAGCCTCGTCCCGTGTGTATCGGACGAAAACTTCATGTTCGGTCTCTTCTCAATTTTGTGGGCAATCTTCGTTGCCAGTTTCTTTGCGGAATCTCGTGTCATATATCCTTGTTCACCAGAGCCAGTGCAGTAAAGAAAATCTGCAATGACACTTCCACAGTGAGTTACTCGGAAGAATCCAAATCCTTTGTCTTCTAAAATAGCTACTTTGTCGTTCATGATTTATTCGTCTATGCGTTTGCGGTTTCTATTTTTAAGGTGTCGCCGGGAATGGCAATCTCCCAACAGAAGGAGGCGATGAAATCGTTGCGAAGAGTTACCTCTTCTCCGACTTTATACCATCCATCGGGAAGGAGATAATCCCTCTTCATATCAATGGCGGCTCCTGCCTCTATTGGTTCCAACGCCATGAAACGGTAGTCCCATTCGTCGCTCTCGGTCTTGAACGATTGCAGGATGAACCAAGGAGTAACGTCGGCATTTCCATCCTCGGTTTCCTCCCCAGTGGGCGTTCCTACGACGCGGGCACAATAACCGTTCCTCATGTTCTCCAAGGCAACCCCGAAGGGCAGGTTGAAGTGAGAGAGGGAATAGGCAATAACGCCCCATGTCAAGGACCGGGCGCGGGAGCAAACCCCGTCAAGCCTTGGAAGTACCGTGGCTATTACTTCGGGGTTGCTCTCCGGGCCGTCAGAGCAGAGGAAAAATTCTCGGACGCGAGTTGTTGTGGGCATAGGTTCTATTTGCTGTAGTTATTCAGTAGGCCGTAAATCTTTTGAGCTTCCTGCTCGAAGTCCTCGGCCAGTTTCCTTAGCGCGGGTTCATTCCCGGCAACGGTGTAAAGGTAGGGAACGAGGTCCCGCAGGATGACGCTTTCGTACATGGCAATGCACGCGGCAGTAGTATCAGGCAACATGGGGCGCAACGACATGGGCTTTACCGTCCAGTCGCGGCCATGTAATCCGAGATAGGTTTCAATGAAACTGTCGGCAATGCCGCCCAATTCTTCTACCGCATCATCGTATCGTTCATGGTGGAATCCCTCCCTTGTCTGGTAATGGAGGACCTTCAATACGGGGTAGAGTTGCAGGATGTGGGATAAATCTAATTGCATGGTTAGATGATTTGAAGTGTGAAGGGGAAGGTGCGGGTCCAGTCAACCGTATTGGAGAACTCAACAGTCATCCAGTAGGTCCCGGCAGGATATTCGTCAGAATCTAATTCAAAGATGTCCGTAGGAAGGGTAACGGTATCAGCAGTGCCTCCGGGTTTCACCGAGGACGTCATGCCAGACGCGACTGTCTTCCATACAGGCAAGGCTCCAGCGTTGAGCGGGGCTAACTGAATCTTCCATGTAAAGGGGTTAGACAGGGAGACGTTGCCAAGAAGAGCAGAGGCATGGGAGAAATTAAACCGGAGGTCTCCCTTAAATCCTGCACCGAGAGGGAGGATGAGAGAGGACATTCCATGCTGAACTTCCAACGTGGGATTTACGCTTACCTGTTCATAGTTCGCCTTGCGAATGAACTGTCCGAGGCTTCCGTCAAAATATAATTGGTTCGTGTTCATGGTGTGAATGAAGATTAAATATTGTGTTTGGGTTTGTCAACCATAATCTGCACGCGGCGCGGATAATCCGCGGAGCATGGAGCGGTGCTTGCGCTCTTTTCCCAGCCGCGTTTCACGGCAATGTCGAGAACCTCCTTGTCGTATTGGTAGTCGAGGCTCACTCCGAAGTGTCCAGCGAACGCGTCATGATAGACATAATAGATACTTCTCATTTTCTTAATGGCTTTCAGGTCGCTATCGTGCCGGAACCCCCACACACTACCATCAACTATGCTGGTCCATGCAGGGTAGTCTTCGATGTTCGTCCGCTTCATTCCCATGTATGCGGAGATGAAGATGACATCCTTCTCGGTAGCTATCTGGCTAGCCATGACGTCGAGAAGGTCCGCTTCGCGCACCGGGCATTGAGTATCGAGCACCATGATGTCCCTTCCCGCATGCTCTGCGGCGATGGAGAGGATGGCTTCATCGGGCGGGTCAGGGACGCGGGCAACGTTCAGCCCCTCCGCTTTGGCCCATGAAAGAACGCCAAGGTCCTCGGACATGACGGTAATGCGCTCGCCGGGGATGTGCAGGGATTTAAGATAATTGACCGTGTAATGGATTAGGTTTGATTCCCTCTCCGGCCAATGAAGGGAGGGGTTATACGCGCTAATGATGTAATGGAAGTTATTGTCCATGCCCGTCATCATACACAGGAGAAGATTCTGGTCAAGAAATTTTTAATTGGTATGACACAACCGCACACGCTAGTGGGTATGACACAACCGCACACGCTAGTGGGTATGACACAACCGCACACGCTAG